CCTCGGTGAGATGGGGACGCTTGTCGGCATGGGACAGGCCACACCTCACGAGGTCCTGGCCAGTGAGACTCGTCAATTCTCCATCGTCTACTTTGCCATCCCGGACTGGGCTGCGGTCCTCCCCGGTGGCGTTACGGTCCTCGACTGGCTGAACGAGCGCATGGCGCGCAGCCGCACCGAGTTCAAGAAATACGAATGAAAACTCTCATCCTGACTGCGCTCGCCAGCCCGAAGCTGTTCGCCTGCCTCTCGATGTTGCTCAGTGCAGCCGGCGCCCTTCGCTACGGTCTCGCAGGCATGTGGGGTCAGTGCATCTACTGGACCCTGGCCTGTTTGCTGACGGCGACCGTCACCTTCCTGTTGTGATGACCGAGAAGACTCGAATCCGGCGTCGCCAGTACAGGCTGGAACACGGAGAAGAGGTAAGGGCGAAGGAACGACTGCGTTACAAGGAAAACCCACTTCGATGGAAGGCATACGAATTAAAGTCCAAGTACGGGTTGACACTAGTACAATTCTCAGAGATTTTGGCTCGCCAAAATGGGAGATGTGCCATCTGTGGAACCAGAGAGCCTGGAGGTAGAGGAACCTGGAAAGTAGACCATAATCACGCTACTGGCAGGGTTCGCGGCCTGCTCTGCAACAGTCATAATCGCGCACTGGGATTATTCAACGACAGTCCAGCTCACCTAAGAAAAGCTGCTGAATATTTGGAGAGACAAGAGTGAGCGATTTAATTCTCTCTCCGGGTCAGAGTGCCGCCCACGAGATGGTGGGGAAGTTCCTGAAGCAGACCGACGTCCGTATCGGCAAGCTTACCGGCTACGCTGGTACTGGAAAAACAACTTTGATTTCGGTCTTCGCTGAGGCCTACACCGAGCCCACCATCCTCACGCCCACGGGCAAGGCAGCCCTACGCGTGCACGAGGCCACCGGGCTGCCCGCCTCCACCATCCACCGGTTCCTCTACGACAGCAAGGAAGACGAGAAGGGGAAGCTGGTCTTCACGCTGAAGAACGGCTGGAGCGAGGACATGGCCGACATGGCCGGGAAATGGGTCCTCATCGACGAGGCCTCGATGGTGGGGGAGGATGTCTGGAAGGACCTCGTGATTGTGGCGAACGCCATCGGATTTCACATCCTGCTCATGGGAGACCTCGGGCAGCTGCCGCCGGTCTACAAGGACAAGGCCGGTAATCCATTTTCGACACTGAATTTGGAGACTCCCTTCGCCGCCAACCTTACCGAAGTCCACCGGCAGGCCCTGGACTCTCCCATCATCCGCGCAAGCATGCTCATTCGAACGGGGAGGCCCGAGCACGAGGCTTTCGCCCTCCTCAAGCCCGTGGGTGCCTCCAAGCTCATAGAGGCCATCCTGGACGCTCGTACGCGCGATGGCGTGGTGCTCTGCTACACCAACGCCCGCCGCCATGAAATTAATAATCGCGTGCGCGAGGCGCTGGGGTACGCGCCTGGCACTCTGAACGAGGGCGAGCAAATTCTGGTGACCCAGAATAATTACAAGCTCGACCGCTACAACGGCGAGGTCGTCAAATTCGAAGGCTGGACCCTGGAGCCGACCGACGAAGAAGCTCGGGCGGTCGTCGACCGCTTCACCCAGAGCGCGCTCAGGATGTCCTTCGGGGTGGGCCTTGTGGGCGGCTACGAGGCAATACTCTCGCCCGAGGAGTACACGGGGAAGGCCGAAGCTCAGAAGATGGGAGTCAGCACCATCAAGAAAGCATCCAGGTTCTGGGGCGAGGACCACCTGGAAGAGGAAATGGACGGGGTGGTTCGTCCCCCGCCCCACCTGCACTGCAACTACGGCCACTGCCTGACGGGCCACAAGAGCCAGGGCAGCGAGTTCAGCGAGGTCCTGGTGGTCCTGGATGACTCGATGGGAATGCTCCGTGGCGTCGAGCGCAGGCGCTACCTGTACACGGTATTTACGAGAGGCAAGAACGTCGTGCGGTACACCTACCTCAAGGGCAGGGCGGCGTGAATCTTCAGTAGGTGCACCTGATTTGGATAAACTGGCTCTTCAATCTGGGCCAGATTATCTTCGTCGTGGCCACCTGGGAACTCGTTCGGTTCCTGTGGAAGCGCCTCGGCCAGTAGATTCGCTATAAATAGTGAATGGAGCCAGTCACCATCACTGTTGGTCCGCAAGTATTCACGCTGGACCAGGTTCGAGAAGCGTTCCGGATGCTCTGCAAGTCTCTCAACAGCGAGACCCTGGACTCCGAGATTCAGAACCTCATGGAGCAATTCGAGGCCACGCTGAAGGCCACGCCCGTGAGCATTCCGACTCCATTCTTCGACGGAACGCCGACAGCTCAGGGCCGGTTCACCTACACCGTCTACAGGACGGGCAAGGACGACGAGGGCTGGGAGGGTTAGGGAACGACGCGCTTCGAGTAGGCGGGGTCGATGGGGGCCGTCTGAGCCTCTTGGCAGATGTGCGAAGCGCCGTTGAATGCGCTCACGTCACCGAGACCGTACTGAGGGGGTGCGTTTTCGTTGTTGTTCACGAAGGGACGAACATGGACCGTGTCCGTACTGATGCAAGCGAGGATTTTCACCCGCATGCGCGCCGAGGTCTCGGTAGCAGTGTCTAGACAAAGCCAGGCAAGCGCACCCGGGAAGAGGTAGGCATTCGAGGCGACAGTCAGTACTCCGTCTGCAGTAGCAGCGCTGATGGCGACGAAGGCTTCTTGTACGGCAATCGATGGCATGGCTATAAGATTGGTGCTGGTTACAGTCCGTACTTATTATTGAGGTAAGCCCGGACTTGGGCGACCTCGATGGGCCCGAGGTCGGCGTCATAGACGAGGATTTCGCAGATGTCGCCCTTGAAGGTGTAGGTGGCAGAGAAGTCGCTGCCAACACTGAATCCGGTGGCACCATTGTCGGGCTTGGTCAGTGCTGAAGCATCGAGAGCCCTTGCTGTTCCATTGGTGAAGAACGAGAAGGCGAACCCAGGCGAACCAGCTGAGTACCACTCAGCCAGCGTAGGTGTGGCATTGGTGATTGGGATTCCGTCAGTGGTGCTGATGTTGGCCGCGCCGTCGGAGTTGATGACATTTGCTCCAAAGCCTGCAGTCAACGCCAGGGCGAACGGCGACCGACGGAAATCGATAATTACGTAGCTTGAATCCTCCCCTGCCTTGACGACAGCATAGACGGACCTGGCTTTCCCGAGCCGCATGATATTGTCGGTGAAGTTGTCGAGACTGATGCCAGTGCTCACTCCGGGGAAGTGGATGCCGGGGAGGCTGTTGACCGAGCTGGCAGTTACCGTGGGGCGGTTTGCGTCCGTGTCCTGGTGGACGTCGAATCCGTTACCGCTTTGGTCTGCCCACTTGCTGACCTTGGTGGACACCATCGTGACGCCTACTGCAGCATCCAGCCAGAGTTGAAGCCCCGTCTTGGGTGGTGCCGTCAAGGTCCCGTTGATGGTGTATGCTTGGAGAGCAATCACGCCGCGCGTGTGCCCATCGGTTCCGAAGAATTCGATAGCCTCGCCCGTAGCGGAACCGAGGGTGATTTGCCCGTCAGAAACGCCCACGGTCCGGTAAGCGCCAGTGCCAAGGCCAGCGGTACCAATCAGCTTGGCGCCTGGGAGGGTAGTAACGTCGCCCTTGGGAATATCGTTCTGCTGAGCCTGGAAGATATTGTGAATCCTGTACGCTTCGTTTTTGGTGTATTCCGTCTTCAGCAGGCGAATAAGCGTCGGTTGGAAGACGTCCATGCCAGCCCCACCAACGTTGAAATAAAAGGTGAGGGAGGGTTCACCGTTGGCGGCCACTGGCGCGATGCCGATTGAGGTAACCCACTGCCACTGACCATCGCCAGCAATTGGGGGAGGCGCCCCGGGGTTCAGCGGCACGCCAAGTGAGTAAGACGAAAGCGAAACGAGGTTTCCGCCGGGGGGCAACAGCTGACTACCGTTGACGCCCTTAATCCAGGCCCCGAAGACATAGGCGTCTCCAGCGGAGACGGGTCCTACGTCTGAAGTGAAGTCTTTGTAAGCAACCTGCTGGCCTACGGCAAGTGTGCCCGTGCCAGTGAGACGGAAAGCGTTGTTGGTGCCGTTCGGGGCTTTAGCACCCGCTGTGACAGTGACGCCTGTGGAGGTCCAAAGCGTCAGGTCCTGCGGGAGGCAGTTCTCCAGCCCAAGCCCAGCGACGGTGCCAAACTGGGATTGTACGTCGCTCCGCTTGCCCGCAAGGGTACCGTCCTGGCCATACCATCCGAGCTTGTTGGTTGCCTCGAATGTATTCGGCTCGCTGGACCACTGACCAATCTCACCAAGCACGAGGGGCTTCTGAAATCCCGACGCGTTGATAATCCCCTTGGTATTTTTGATGGTGCCGAAGACAGCGACCCCGCCGAGGTCGACAGCAGGAACTAGCGTGACGTCGGCGACAGAGCAACTCTTGACGCGCAGGTCGTGCGCTCCGGACTGACCGGGGAGAAGCTCCAAGAGTGGGCGATGACTGGAGTCACTGTTGACGAATTCGAGGGCGAGGCCGCCCGACACATTCCCGTCGAAGCGAACGTTGCCGGCGCCTGTACGACAGTTCACGGCTTGGAATCCGCCCGCGTGGCTGACACCGCCTGAGGTGAAAATAGCAGCGGTTCGGTTGGGGTCAACCAAGAGGTCGATTTGCCCGCCGAAGAAGGAGCCGTCATTGATGTAGGACCAGCCCCCGGCGGTCGTACCGCCGCGGTCCATAGACGGACCACACTGACCATTTTCCGCGCCTTCAATTCCGAGCGAAGCGAAGGTGCAACGGTCGTAATAGTCGAGACAAACGCCCTTATCGAGCTGGCGGTCTTGCAAAACATACTGGCCGATGTTGTCGGCGGAAACGTTAAGGCTCCGGGTCCCATACTGGCCCGTGCGGTCTTCGACCGTGATGGTCGTGGCCGTGGTGGCCGTGACGAAATACATCGTCGACTGCCATTCGTCGTTTGTGGATTGAATTTCGATGATGTCGCGGGGCAATACCGCGTGTCCCGCGAGGGTGCTGCCCGTCGCGCTGACCAAGCCAGTGTCAACGCCCGGGTCAGTGAAGTTGAAGGCCCACGTGGTGTCATCACCAATCAACCCGAAGTTGGTGGCTACGTAATCGCCCGTGGTGAAGCCTACGGCCGACGTGACCAAGTGAAGGAAGGTCCCGTTGTGAATCTGGGGATATTCCGAAACTCGGTTGGTATTGTTGACGATGGCAGTGGTGACGTCGCCCGTACGTTGCAGGGAGATGAGCTGCCAAGCGGCGGGGTAATCGACAGTGAAGACCGTCTTCGGAATCTGGCGAACGGTGCAAGTAACGCCGCTACCGAAGGATTCCGTCGCCAGCCCCACATTTGGTGTCAGGATGGTGGTGGAGCTGAGAACCTGAGCAATTGAGAAGGTGCCATCGTTCCCGGGGTTGGCAGCTCCGGCCACTACGATAACGCCGTTTACGTCAGCGTCGGTGAATGCGCCGTCTTCAAAGGTCCAAATACCCGTACCCAGGACAACCCCGTCACCAGCGACATGGGTGACAGAGCGGCTTGCGGTGGTCCGCGCAGCGTGGGTAATATTGGCAAGTGCAATGGAACCGTTGGAGTCGTTTCGGCGGTAGTCCCAACCGATGCGGGCGGGGAGATGGCTCTCGAAGGAGACATTCTCTAGCGTATATCCGCCGTTCAACCCCACGGCCCAAAACGAGGGGTCTACCCGGTTGCCGTCATTCACGCCCCAAGACAGCCGTACAGTGGACGAACCAAAGCCGTCGGCGACATCCAGCCCGTAACCAGCAAGCTTGAAATTCTTGGCACCGAGCCAGCCAGCTTGGCTGTGGCCAATCTGAGCCCACCAGCCATTGATGCGCATGCCCTGGTTGTCGGTGAGCCCAAGTCCCTCGGTACCATCGGACCATTTGACACCCGTGGTAACTTTGATGGTTCCGCCGAAGCTGGAAAGAGCAGCGTAGGCAGCGCTGGCCGTTTTCTTGGGGAACTCCTTCGTCCCATTGTTGGCGTTGTTGCCAGTAGGGGAGGTATATTGCAGGGCGTAGCCGAGGAATGGGAAATCAGAAAATTTCGTATGAGGTATCGACGCATCGGCAATGCGTGCTATATTGAGTGTTCCAGAAGCAAGGTCTGAAGCAGAGCCCGACGCTGCGATAGAAGAAAGCCCCAAAGACGTTCTTTGAGCTGCGGCATTGGCACCAGCAGCCAAGGCTCGTCCCGCAGCCGTCATTGGAATTTCTTCTATGGCTCCTGCGCCAGCGGTCGAGCGACCGAGTACCTTATCGGTCGCGCTTACATTCTGAATGCTGCTATAGCTGACACCTCCCGTGGAAATAACTACCGGGTCTCCAATAGAGCCGTCCCCTTCCAGTCCACCGGAACTATGAACCGCGCCACTTCCGGCTTCAGCTACTACTCCCCAGTGGCTTGGGCTTGGCGGTTCAATGTTGATGCTCGGATTGAGGGCTATGTAGCTTGCCCCTCCGTCTGCAACCATGTCATTGGTCTGATACTGTGTACCAGAATTCCAGGTCCCCTTCCAAGAAGTTTGAAGACGAATGGCCTGATTGGCGAGCGTTTGTGCCTGGACAGCATATTGCTGTGCTTTGGCAGCATAAGCACCGGCCTGGGTACTCAGGCGCTTCGATAGCGCAAGGGCGTTAGCGATGTCGTTTGTAGTAGCCACGTCTGTAAGATTGTTTCTACCCTAAAGAGGGTTATGAACCGATTTTTCTGACACGAAGAACTGAACCGACCTTGATGCGGTCTGTAGCATCGAAATTGGTAGCAAGCAACCCGATACTGGTGAGAACCGCTGCGGGGGTATGGTATCCCCCAATCATGACAGAACCAACGGTTGCCCCAGCCTTACCAAAGCCCGTCGAATCATATCCGCTGAGCTTATTATTGCGCGAGCTGAAGGTACCCCAAACCCTGAGAGTGGTATCGGCATTATTGACGAAGATGTTGTTGAAAAACATCCCAACAGTCTCAACGTTATCAGACAAAACCCCGGCCGGAGCTTGAAGGTATACGCCATTTGGACTAGTTAGACCCGCACCGTTGGCCTGCCAAAGAAGCTCAGGTCCCGAGCTGGTATGGCCTGTGCCTACAAACTCGACTTCGTACAGACCGTCGCCGTAGGCTGATACATCAACCGAGATGGAAGTGGCATCAGTACCTACAATAGTCGTGCTGAGGGTTGGGGAGAGTTCGTTCAATTTTACTTTGTCTGTAGCGGCCATAGCCCCCTGAAGGGATGTGGTTGCTAGATTCACTATTGATGTAAATTGAACGGCCGTCAGGTCCACTGGAGCGCCAGAACCCGTCAAACTGCCTTTGACGGTATTTGCCGGCATCGTCTCCAAGGACGCGTTCACAACAGGAGCTGTTGGAACAGCTGCCCCCACTCCAGTTGTATCGCCATCGCTGCCGGTAATCGTGCTCATCGTATCCCTAAGATTGTGCTGCTTGAATTATTGAAGCAGCCCCGAGTTGTTCGTGCAGAGAATCTGGGTGATGTTCTGACCGAAGAAGAGTCCTTCGGACGCTCCACATTTCTGACAGGACGGCGGCACGGTCCCGAACCAAGGGCTGGGGTACTCGTGGGCACACGGCTGGATGGCGGGGTTCGTGATGATGAACGGCTGGATGTCGATGGGGCACGGAATCCAAGGCAGGGGTACGATGGTCTGCCCTGGAATGTACGGTGCGGTCTGGATACTGATGGAAGGAGCAGCCGGCTTGATGAAGCGCTCCAGCTCTTCGGCCGTGCCCTCCAGCTCGATGGTCTCTCCCAGGCGGGTGATTTTTGCTTTAATTACTGAATCCTCAGGTAGCCTTTGCGCTGGGCGTCGGCGGTGTTGCGAACGTTGAGCTGCCAGACGCCGGTTCCCTCGCGGCTCCCATGGGGGTCACTGTTGGGGTCGATAGTCTGAAGCTGTCCGGTCGCTTCATCCATCCCGACAATGAGAAATGCGTGACCGTGAATGTGGTCGTCATGTTCGTTGATGCCGACGCAGGGCAGGTCGGCCGGGGTCAGAGTCGTGAATTGCAGGTCGGGGTTGTTCGCCCAGAGATGTAGAGCCGAGCCGGACTTCTGGAATTGGGGAATGATGCTCAGCTCGATGGCTGCTTCATGTACCCACAAAGAGCATGCCGATGCGCAGTACGCGCTACCCAGGACGATGGACGTGTACGCTTGGTACTGGTCGATGCGAGGGCCCCGATTAGACGGGTTCTCTCGCTGGCCCACGTCGCGGGCTGCGATTTCTTCGGTCTTGCGGGCGAGGTCAGTTGCTTCCATTATCCACTTGCTCCTGTTGCTCCTGTGCTGCCAATTACACGAACCAAGTTCTCCCAATCACCGCTGAACACGAAGTATTGGCCGCCTGCTCCTCCAACCCCACCGTGACCGTCCACGCCTCCGAAACCAGCCCCACCATCGCCACCGTTCATGTTGATGGTGCCGTTCAGAATCAGTTGACCGCAAATTAGGATTAGGAGCCCCCCGCCCCCGCCCCCGCCCCCGCCACTGATACCACCACCGGGCGCATTTCCCCCAGCCCAACCACGCATGTCTACGATGCCATCGATTTGGATGATGGGAGCGGCCATGATGATAGCTCCAGCTCCAGCGCCGCCATCGCCGCCGGCCCCTCCCGCTTCGGAACCGCCCCCGCCCCCGCTAGCCCCACCCAGAATGGCAACCTGGCTTCCGGCCAACAGTGCGTGACCAGTTAGAAACGCTTGGAGAGAAACATTGGCGGCTTTCAGTGGTGAGTTGTTAATAACCCCTCCTGCGCCCCCAGTGTGGGGGTTGGCTGCGCCACCCGCTCCGCCGTTGCCACCCATACCAGCACCACCCAATCCCGGTGACCCATTGTTGGCCCCGCCCGCTCCCGTACCGCCGTTGCCCGTGTTACCACCGATTGTGGTTCCAACAAAACCCACACTCTGGTCGGGTCCTGGGCTGCCATGGTGCTTACCAAAAAGAGTTACTCCCGAACCAATCAGTATCTTCCTGGTTGCAAAATACCTTTGACCCGTACCCCATACTGTGAAGTCGGGGTCACCGCCGCTGACCTTGGCCCAGCTGATGGTCTTGGCGTACTTGTCGCCCCCGTTCTCAATGATGTTTGTACCACTAGTGACAGTGTAGTCACCCGATAGCCCGGTGCCGAAGATGGATGCGTCGATGCCTGCGCCGATAATCATGTTAGTAGGGATTCACGTTTAGTAGGGGTTACTGGACCAAAGTGGGGTGATGGCTCCGTCCCACCCCATCACACAAAACTGGTCTCGCTTGTTCGGGCTGGCGACGCCGTTATCCCGAAAGAAAAACTTGGAACGAATCTGTGCGCCAACGACGGGTGCTGGAGTAATAGGTCCTGAACCAAAGAGAATGTTATCAAACCCAAACGAGCCGTCCAGGAAGACATGAACGTGGTCAGAGACCCCACCAAGAAATTCTCTCCCGATGAGACGCAAAATCAGGTTTCCATACCCCAGAGAGGTGTTGTTGTTGGCGATTGACGCTCCTGCTACACCGTGGGTGAGCCAATCACCAACACCATTTAGTTTGATTTCATCCTGAGTGCGGCCAATCTGGAGGATGACGTTGTGGTCGACGGGGTTACCGCCTCCGAACCCGTCGGCACCATCAGAGCCGCCGCCAATGATGATGTCACCGGAACCACCGATGAAGTCACTGACAGAGGGGGTAGCAGGACCAAAGAGGTAGCCACGAGAGAGGCCGGCAGCGCGTGCAGTAAAGGTTTGGGAGTCCACGGTTGCAACATGAGCTGGCGAGATTGGCGCACTGTCAGTGGCCGAGAGCTTCACCGAGCCAGACGCCAAAACGGTCGCATCCTTGAGAGATGCGCCAACCGCATAGGATTGGTCGCGAACGTGGATTTCAGAGCCGTAGCGCCATGCGATGACCCAGCGGGTGCCCGGAGTTGAAGGGTCGCCAAGCAGAGTCAGCGGAGCCTTCTGAGCAGAGATTGCCAAACCCCCGGTGCGGTCTTGAGTTCGGTCGAGGTCAACGTAGATGCACTCACCGTCGGCGAGGTCAGTCAGGCCTGCAAGGTCGGTCGTCTGGTCGGCAATGGCGTTCTTGAATCCGGTGGAGTTCGAGAAGACAATCACAAGCCCCTTCCAGTGGAGGTTACTGGAAATGAACTCGAAATTTTCTCCAGTGGAAACGAAGGGCGAGCCCGCCCGAGCCATAGCAACGTTGCGGTCCTCGGTCGAGGAGTACCAATACTCACCCCCGCCGACCTCCCAGAGACGGGTCATAACCGAATTCATCCACCCCTTAAAGTTGGTGATGGCTTTGTCGCCACCAGCAAACGGGTCGCCGCTGTTCACTTCGTTGCGGCCAGCTGGCCAGTGGAAGGAGGCGCCTGGATTGGGGACCGTGCCACCTTCTCCAAGTCGAAAAAAGAACTGGCGGGCGTCCTGGATATCCGTGACGTTGCCGACCGAGTCTAGCAGGACGCGGGCAAGGGGTGCGACGCCGGGGCGAGAGTCGAAGTCCTGGGTCGAGATGATGATGCGGTAGTCGAGCGTGCGCGCGAGGGGAACCTCATGGGGGTCTTCCAGCTCGGTGTTGACGTCGATGAACTCCACCAGGTCGGTCGTGCTGGCATCCGCAGAACGAATCAGGTCGAGGCCGACGAAGTTGACCGTTGAAGGGGTCCAGGAACCCGTGATTTTCGGGTTGGTGGTGTTCAGGACCTCGTTGGCGCGGTCTGCGGGGACGTGGAAGACGGAGCCCGACTCGGAAGCGAAGAAGTGAATGAGGGTACTGTCTGCCACCTGGAGCTGTAGCGAGGACGCCGCGGTCACCGCGGTGCTGACCACGTAGAAACCCTCGACCACCAGCGGATTCTTGCCGGCCATGACGGACCCGGCAAGCAGGTCGAAGTCTGCTGCAATCGCGCTCTCGATTGAACGCAAGTGCGGAACATCACACCGCTGCTGACCGAGCCAGTTTTGTTGGCGTTCGATAGCCATTACTCACTCCTCCGTCGGTGTGTTCTTTCCATGTGACAGTTAGCGCATACCACGTCGCATTTACTCGCTTCCTCCAAGATTGCTTCCGTGGGTTTTCCGTTATGTGCCATTGTTGCTAGGTTATCTTTCTTCAATTGTGCATCCCGGTGGTCGAACTGCATGACCCATGGAGGATAAGAAACCTTGCAGTCGAAACATGGTACAGATTTGAGTTGGACCAAGAGAATTTTGTTCTGGTCCCTCTTTTTTGTCTTCCATTTTCTCGCACTACTTCCAGGGATTCGCGCCCTGGCTGCACATCGTTCTTTATTGTTTTGGTACCATTTTTGGGATGCAGTATTTACACAAGCACGACAAACAGCAACCCTGGTCCTTGTGGATTTGTCTCTGAAACTGAAGTCATCTTCTTCAGACTTTACTTCACCACACTTTGTACATTTCCTCAGTCCGCATGTAACGAGAAAACTGTTCATGCATTGAAGATTAGGGTTCGGGACATCGACCCGCTAATGTGGATATTATCTACAGCGTTAGCGTACTTCGCCTGTCCAATTCAGGGCTTCGAAGGACACCTGACCACTGATAAACGACCTAGTGGCTACTCCCCATCTCTGGCTGGTTGCTGAACATTGGCGAGCTTCAAATATAACGTTTCCAGTCTGAATTTCTACAAGCGCTATGGAGAAATAAAGGGCGCGAGCCAAGAGCGCAAATGGCACCGTAATCCCCACACCTTCCGTGCCGCCGTCATTCTGGAGCTTGAGCAGGTTCATCGAACCGGTCACCCGACCGATGGTCGGAGCCAGCTCGAAGGCCTCCATGCTCTCAATGCCGTAAAGAGCCCGGAGAGGAGTTTCGATATTGTACGAAAAGTCCGTCACTCGGGCGAACGGCTGACCGTTCACGTAGAGGCGGACCTTCGCGCCATTGAGAATTAGCGAACGCATGAATTAGTAGGGGAAGCCGACCTTCGCCATGTAGAGGTGCTGGCCACCGCCGGGGATACCCATCGCGTTGAGGCAGACGTGACCGAATTCATGACGCAGTCGAGGTACAACCTTTGTCACGAAATCCTCGTTTTCCACGTCCCACCAGACACAGACTGTACCGTCAGTCGTCATACCGACGGCAAACTGGGCCAGGGTCCCATTGGCGGCCGAGGTCTTTGCGTCCATCGGAATGGGCTTGAGACTGAAGGTCAGGTATTCGCCATTGAAGCCATCGACCATCTTGGCCGCAGCGTCAGTGGGATTGGGGAACGTGTTGGAGAAGAAGGCGACGTCGTCTCGGATGACCGCCTCGGTCCACGCCTCGACCTGCGCGTAGGATGTCGCTGGCAGGTTGCTGGCCATGATGGCCACACCCGAGTCGCTGTAGCCCGTGATTTGCTTGCTGAAGTCCCAGCGCGACTTGAAGACCATGCCTGAAGTGGTCAGGGCCCCCAGGGTTGCAGCCACCAAAGCAATCCAACCCGGTACCGGGATTCTGTGGTTTGTCTGGATGTAGTTGTGGTTGACTGCAGCTCCGAAAAGAATCAGAAAGAGAGCGCAGATACCGCCATAAATGAGCAGACAGTCCCAGGTGAGGATTTTGAATTTCTTGACGGCCTTCATACCATCAAGATTGTGCTAGGCCATTACGGAGATGGCCCAGAAGTCGCTGGCGAGATTCGAATTCGTGAGGTAGGCGTATGGAATCGTGAAATATCCACCCATGCCCCAGCCGGGGCCCCAGGAGTTGCGGACGATGAAGGTCTGGGTCGTGTCGTCGTATCCTACGCAAAGAACTGCGTGGCCGCCGAGGACATTTTCGTTCGGTCCCGGCATCGGTACGATGCCCGTTTGCGCCACTGCATCGCTCTCGAAAGAGTCGTACACAGTGAATCCGAAAACGAAAGGAGTCTTGGAGGCGATGCAGGCCTTCATGGCCTGGAGGTTCTGCGCGACCGCCTGGTAGCTCACGGACTTGTTTTTGAGAGCAGCGGTGAAGCATTTTGCTGACGGCTTCTGAGTGAACCTTCCGGGGTTCGCATCCGAATATGGCCAAGAGGCCTCAGAACAAACGCCGAGGCTGTTGATGGTCTTGATGCCGTCACGAATGTTGGCACCCGCGTCGGAGGCAATCGTGCCTTCCATCGCCCGCTCGTTATAATAAACGAACAGCCGCGAGGGGACGAGGTAGGTAAGCTTTTGCTTCAGCAGGTCGAATTCGATGGCAGAGCAGATAGCATTAGCCGTGCAACTGCCGAGCTGGCCCTGGTCGAAGAGCGTGCGGGGACACATGACCCGGAGGTCGTACTTCTTGTACAGAGTCACGTTTCGGTCGATTGCGAGGCGATGGTCTCTGTGGTCGGGGAGCTGGGGTTCCCAGCCGTACTTGGGGTTTCTCATGACCTTAAGATTGCCGCGCCTTCGAAAGTTCCACATCCAGGTCGTCGCCACCCCAAACACTGATTTTGTCAGACAATTTATTGGTTCCAGAAGCAGGCAAACCCTCGCCTCCAAGTCCACGGTCTCCTGGGTAAACCACCTCAACATTGGTATTCACACCAGCCGCAACGGTGTCGTCCAGGGCTGCTTCAGCTGCCACGTGGCCTGCTGCCGAGCCAGTCGCGTAGAAATTGCCTGGGTGGTGCCCACGTGGTGGCTGCCACGGAGCGCGACCGGAGAGCAAAATAACGCTCGCGCCAATGACGAGGTCGGTCGGGAATTTGAATCCGACGTCGAGCAACAGCTCCGTGTCAGACAAGCGTCCCAAATACTTCACAGGGCCCGTTTGGTCCTTGAAGCCGAAGTCGAACACCAGGTAGCCAACCTCGTCCGGAAAGGCGAGCGCCGGATTGGGGTCGGTGCCGGTGTCCAGGACCAGCGACGTGTAGTGCTGGCCGCCGTTGAGGTCCTGAGCGATAATCGCACCAACGGAAGTCACTGGCAGTCCAGCGGCCAGGTCGTAGGTGAAGGGCCCGGGAACTCCAGGAGTAGCAGGTCCGGCACCCATTGGAGTAACCAATGCTCCCGCAGCGGCTTGGGTCCATGTGCCGCTGTAGTCGTACTTGCGTGTCTTCGCGGTGAGATGCGTGCCGTTGGGAGTGGTGTCGACGGTAACAATTTCGTTGATGCCTGCGCCCAGATACGTGATGTCTGAGCCCGGGATGGTTACGTAGTTTTTCTTCTCGGTCGCATTGACGTTCAAGCCACCGGATACCAGGAACGTATCATCCGAGGCGATGCCACCAACAGACTGGGTATGCGCGGTAGCGAGGGGAGCGTTAACTGTCTTCCATTTAAACGTCTTGAGGTCGAGCAGGTCGATGGAGGGATGGCCTCCGCCAGAAACGATGATTGCATTCCTGCTTGCCAGGTAGCCGATGACAGGATTGTCACGGGCCACCCGCATCTTGGGGCCCGGAATCCAGATGCCCGACCTGGGGTCGTAAATTTCGGTGCTGTCCAGAGGAGCAGGGGTAGAAGACAGACTGGGGTTGTAGCCCCTCCCGCCAAAAACCATTACGCGTCCGTCGGGTAGAACCTGGGTTGAGAATCCGGCGCGGGCAAAGCCCATGCTGCCCGTGAATGCCCATGAGTCGCCGATGAGGTCATAGCGTTCGCAGGTTGCCAGGGTTTTACCAGCGGTCTGCCCGCCGATTGCTAGAATGCTCAACAAACTGGACAAGGGAACCAACTCATGATGCATGCGAGCATACTTCATTGAAGCAAGTGCCGACCAGGTCATGGTAGAAGTGGTGAATTTGGATGTAGACGCCAGCATGATGCCGGGAGTGTTCCAACCACCAGAGATGATAGCATCGTTGAATGATGCACATTGGCCATGAGCGGCGCGGGCCACGGGAAGCGTGCCCCGATTCTGGGTGATGGAGCCCGCATTGAAAAAGAACAGGTCCCAGCCGTTTGATGCCGTACCCGTACCGTCGTCGCCATCGGAGCCCCCGGTTGCGAGCACGCGCCCATCCGACAGGAGGCAGGCGCCGAAAGAGCGCTGATTTATTGAGTATCCGACGAACGACATTACAGGCCCCACTTCTCTTTCAAGTAATTCTCGGTGAGTGTGATATCTCCACCTGAAAGAACGCCATCGTACCCAATGATTTCGTTAATATCCCCCTCAAACACAGCATGCCCGTCGTCATTAATGAGGCTGCCAATAATGAAGCCGGTATCGCCGATTTCTCCCCCGAGCGTATTGGTGACTGTGGAGATAGCAACACCGTTCTTGAAGACACTCAAGGTGGTGCCTCCGACGTTGGTCTGCCAACGCAGTAGCATAGCTTGCCCGCTGTAGTCCACTGGCGTCGTCGCTTCGATTGTCGTCGGCGCGCTGAAGTCGGTGTAGAGCACCTGGTGCCCTGGTGGGTCGGGCGGTCCGTGCGTGAAGACACCAAGACCGAATTCCGGAGCGCTACGACGGAACGTGAACACAAAACCGCCGAGACTTCCAAACGCCCCAGTGCCTCCAAACTTCACCACAGCGAAGACCGTACGTGGCGCCCCTCCCGTGTATACGTTGCCGGGAGTGTAAATCAGGGCCTGTGGGCTAGCGGCCTGTGAACCCGTGAGCCCAGGCAGCCCATTGGTGGACGTTGGATTGAACTGCAGGTGGCGTGAGCCTCCAGGCATACCAGCGTCCGAAGCGTTGAAGCCGTTTCCACTCTGGTCAGCCCATGCGGTCACATCGGACCCCGACAGACTGATGCCAGCATCGGCCTTGAACCAGAACCGGGGCCCTGGGGCCGGTGCGCCTCTAAAGTCGAGCCAGCGATATGTCTGCTGACGACCGCCATTGCCAAGGACCGATTCGCTGACCTTTTCGAAAATTGCGAGGTCGGTCCTGCGAGCAATGGTCACAAGGTCAACCTGAGTCTGACCACCAATGAGCATCAGCTCGCCGCCAAGCAAGCGAATCGTTTTGTGGTAGACCCCCTCGAAGGTGTGCGCTTCGCTGGTAGTCGACTTGATAGATGCGTCAGTGGTCCCGTCTGCAGAGCCCGCGACGTAGTCGGCGCTGGGTGTGCCAGCGATAGTTGACGGACCGGTTTCCGTGGGAATCATATCGTCGATGATGATTTGATTCCCAGGCTTAAGGCCGTGAGCGGTCGCGGTTTGGATAGTGAGGGTGCTATCGGTGCGAACCAGTGAAGTGACCTCCAGGGCCTCACGGCTCTTAAGATAGGCAGCCGTCGGAGGGGTACGGTTCACAATTTGGGTGGTCGCCGGGATGATGATATCCACCTGGTCGGCTGACTGAGACACGATGACATGACGGGGGCGGTCATAGACTGTGCTTCGAGATGGACGAAAGAGCATCAAATCGGTGAAAAGGGTTTGGGGAACGCTGGCTGCAGCCGTTCCCGCGGGGTTCGTGATTTCGAACCATTGAATCTTGGTCACGCCCGAGTATGAGACGTCGACTGCCTGGACTACGAACGTACCTTGGTTGAAGCTCGCCCCGAACTCAGCGCCGTAGATGTAGGCAAGGTCCCCAGGCTGAAGCAGGAAGAGGTCGAAGGGAGTGCTGACCTGGGTTTCGGTAAACCTGACGTTGCCGGGAGTGGTCGGCGAAAGGGTGATGTTCCAGACGGCGAAAGGCGAACCGCCTGAGGCTTCATAAATCGAGGTCGGAAACAAGAGCTGGGTCTGTGCCTTGCCACCCGTAACCCGAACACTAGAGCTGAGGCCAAGGCTACCCGAATAGATGCGTACATGCTCAAGCCCTGTACTTTCGTCCGTGATGGATACTGCAAGTGCTTGGGTGCGCGATGACTTCAAGACCCGGTTGATGACCGTAGCCACTTCCAGTGCCGTGGCATTTCCGATGTCCTGAAAACTCACCTGGTCGAAAACGATGGTAATGCTCTGCTTTTCGTCCAAGAGTACGGTCAGGTCATCCTGGTCGCTCAAAGCATACGGAGAGGCCCCCGCCGCACTCACGGAAGCTCGACAAGCGTCGCGCCCGTAGAACACCTCCAGAACCTCCAGAATGGCTTCCTGCGTGAGCTTACGCGTTTTGGAAACGATTGCGAGCTTGCGGAAAAGCTCATCCGACAGGTCAACGCCGGCCGGGTTGCGCTGCCCCACATCCGAAGCTCGCTTGACGAGGTATTCCCCAGAGGCGGTCGAGAGAAAGAGCTGGTCGAAGGCGAGCCTGGCATTTTCCCAGTTAGGGCCGTCCCCAGCAGAAATGCCAGCGACAATCGACTGCCACCCCGGCCCCTTCAGGGCCTGATTCAGGTGTTTTCTGAAAACGTCGAAAGGAGAGTCGTTTACCGCTCCCCCACTGAGAAGACTTTTCACCTACTCAAGATTGCTAGGCTCAATCGCCTTTAAAGGTTATCGAAATATCGTTCTCAAGAGAAACGATTAGCGGCTTCTCTGATGGCTGAACCGAAATACTGTCATTCCCAGCATTGTAAATGGGGGAGACGATGGTCACCGCTCCGATTCCAACGATTTTCTCTGCAGCTCCAATAATCGAGCTGAAGGAAATCGGCCGACCGTGCGGTGACTGGTTGATGACGGTCGCCACGGCGCTGCGCACGCGGTCTCCGACGCCCTTGTTGCTCACCCCCGAACGGACACGGAGCTGGAGGGCGATGGAGATTCGCTTTACAAGCGGGCCCGAGATGTCGATTTGTGCACCAGCGGCTGCTACGCCAGGGTAGGTAGCAGTATTTGCGGGGTCGCCGTAGACCACCTTATTAGCTTCGCCGATGAGACCGGTATTGAACGAGTATCCGTCCAGGCCAGCAGCGAAGCTGGTCGAGAAGGCGAGTTTGTCCAGCACGGTGATAATCGAACCAGCTGCTGCTCCGATTGCGGATGCATGGATGTCGTCGTCCCAGCGGATGTCAGTGAAGGACCCATCGGTTTGGTTTGGCGCAACAGCATCCACTCGCATGATGAACGAGCTGGGAACCGCTTCAGTGGCGTATACAAGTGCTGCCGTGACACCGGTCAGGGGCGCTGAGGCGCCTTGAGGTACTGGGGTACGACTGGAAACATCAACAGTGAATCGGTCGGTGGTGGCGAACGGGTCGTTCGAGGTTGCGGTGGTGGTACCAACCGAGGTCACGGTCCAGGAGCCCTGGTTCCCAGCTCCGAAAACTGGAGACGAGACAATGAACCCATCGCCCGGCATAATTGAGTTTTTGCCATAGACTGCGATGGTGCATTCGACTCGCTCGTCAAAGGCTGCAGCATTCTCGATGTAAATCGTACCCGAGTTGGCGTGGCCGGTTGTCAGGTCGACACGGAGGACCTTGAAAACGCCCTGGTTTGCCGAAGATACTTGTGGGAATCCAAAGGTCGGGGAGCCAGTCGGGGTGATACGAACAAACGAACCCGGCTTCACGGTCGTGAGCACCAGGCTTGAGTTGATACCCATGTCTGAGATGGCAATGAAGCCACCCTGGCGTTCGAATTGCAGTTTTGCAGCTATGGGCGATACAATCGCATTAATCACGGGGGCTGACATCCTAACAAGGCCGTCTGCGTCCCACGAAGCGAGACTCATACCTGCGTTGAAAATGTCGAACGAGGGGGTTGAGTCAGTGTTGTCGATTCGGCACCACATACCCTTGCCGATGCCGACTGATTCGGTAGTTTTGATGGTCGAAACAGACTTTGTTGCGGCAATAGATACCGAGGCACCGACCACCGCAGCAGTGACCGAGTTGGCCAAGCCGCCCTGAACCTGCACTCCGCCGTTGGCGCCCGGGGTCAAGGACGAGATTTGGACATTCCTACCGTCGTTTGAGGTCTGGATGGAGCACGCCGTGAAGAGCCCCGAGACCGTGGGCGCATTCAGCCAGTCCACCACGTTCTGCGCGGTAGTAGGAGCAATGTGTACCGTCTCGTCAACCCAGTCAGAAGTCGTGGACAAGCTGCCGGTGATGGGATTCTTGAAGGTCAGGGTATAATCACCCACGATGGTAAGTGGGGGCGTTGTTTCAGCAACCCAGTTAACGCCATCCGTAAGCGTATACCAGAAGAGGAAGTTGTCCACCAGGTCGACGGTCGAACGGTCGACGAGACCGGTACCGTTGCCCAGGAGAGTGGCGGTGATGGGGCAGGTCGGGTTGGGGAGAGCAGCAAGCGCGTTGATGGCTGCAGCCGCCTGCCCTGCTGTCTCAGCGGGATTGATGAAAAGCTGCAGGTTGGAGGGGACGTTGATGGGGGCCCAGGTGATGACGGTTGATGGGCTTCCGCCGCCTGCCGTGTCGCCCGGAGAAACAGTCACACCTTGCCCGCCAGCGGCCACAGCCGTTACCCGGGCAGTTTTGTTGTATCCACCGATAGTGTTGAGCCGAATGAAGTCGCCGACCGTGGCGCTCGAACCAGTGAAGCTTGCTTCACCAAGGTTGTCGAATGAAACGGTACCGATGTTTGCGGTCGGCCCGATATCGGCCGCTGTTTCCGGGTAGCTGAATTGGGTACCGCTGATGCGGGTAATGGTCTTCAAGCCGGACGAGAAATTCACGTCGGTCGAAGCAATCCAGAGCTTGTCGCTGGTCGAGAAGCCGTGGTCGGTCACTCCCGCGGGAAGGGTTGGAGTGACGGTCGTGACGTTTGTGGTACGAGAAGCCGAACCAGCAATCAGGTTCAAAACCTCTTGCATCGTGATGACACCACCGCCGTCGACTGCCGTAATGGATTGGCCGAGCCGGGTCGTGTTGTTGATGGAGGAAATGGTGCGCAGGGCGCCGCTCTTGAGCTGGATGGTGATTTCCGTGACCAGGTCATCGGGGCTCTGTACAGAGACTACCGTCCAGGGTTTGTTTGGCCCTGTCGGATGGCCGAAGCGAACACGGGCACCGTTGCCATCCGCTCCGAGGCGGTAGTAACGGAACAGCATCTTCTGGTTAGCGACCGTAAAGGCCACTGCACGAGCAGCCATGTAGACCGCGAAGTCATTGAAGTTGAAATTCAGGCCGAAGGTGACTGCGAGCGATACCCCGGCTGCCCCACCATCCTTGAACGTGTTGGTGGTTGCATAGGTCGAACCGACCGTATTGAGCTTCCTCCACATTTGGATAGGGAAGCGCTTGGCGATGTCATTGTCAGCCGTGACCGCAAAGTCATCGTTGGGACCGATTGCGTAGGGAGCTGCCAGATATACACGGTCCAGCGGGGTCCAGGGTTCACCAGGAGCCAAACGAACGTCCAACCTCGACAAGGTATCCGTAAGAACTGCACTCTTGATGCGAGTTCGAAACCCATAGTTCGACCCTGCACGGGGATAGAAAAATGCAGGAGGACCAAATGCGTTCGAGCCATTGCTACCAAGCCACTGATTCCTGAGTCCAACGAGGGCACGGTCGACCTCGGCATTGGCAATATTCAGGACGGGTTGTTCGATACCGGCAGCAACGCGTCCGAGCGAGCGCACAGACATGTCTTGGAAGGAGGGGGTTCCCAGCTCACTATTCCCTGATTCGACCGAGCCGATATGGCCGGTAAGATTTTCAATCGCGCTGGTTGAATCTAGAGCAATTCCACCAGCGAGGCTGTTCTGAGCAACGAGAGCGATGTCGCCAGTCTTAGCAAACGAATTTGTCGAAACACGCAGCTGGTTGGTCTTGTAGACAGCCGCGCTTGCCCCTACCAATTCGGTGTTGAGCACGCCGACAATCGAGCTGGCCGTGTAGTTGGCAGCAGGAGCCACGTCCATTTCGTGTACGAGACCGTCGGTGCGAACGAATGCCATTCCAGCACCAGTCAGGTTGATGCCAAACCCGGCTGCAGGTTCTGGAGCAGACCAGGTTGCTCCGACCGCATCGTAGGTTTCAATGAATGCCGAAGGAACATACCCCCAGGTGCTGTTGTAGTTGACTGAGCCACCAATTGCAACGACCAGGTTCTTGATGGTCGCAGTACCATTGGCAACATGAACGTACTGGCCCTGCCAGCGAGCGGTAGTGTCCAGTGCCGAAGCAGAGATAAAACTGGTGAACGTGGTGCCATCGTACTTGAAATTCTTGCCCGTGGTCAACGCGAGAGTGCTGTCCCAGCCATGGAATCCAAATACGTTGCCGTTTGCGACTCGAACAAGGTCCTTGTCCTCGAACACGCAGTTGCTTGGCAGCGCGGTTTCAGCACCCCAAGTCGCCGCACCAATGGTGTAAATCTCGTACGTGTCCTTGCCCGTCGCTCCCAGGCGATTGCCTGCGGCAAGAACCTTGGTGGGAGCCGCTTCAACAAGAGACAAGCCGAAACCCGAACGAGCACGGGTCATGCTGCCGGTCGGAGCGGAAGTGAACAGTGTCGTGTCAATGATTTCTGCGGTCAGCTGGTCCACATGGACCGCGTTGTATCCACCGACCACAAGTACGTTGTTGCTGGGGAGCAAAACGATTTTGTGGTTACCGCGAGGGTGAACCATGGCGCCAAAGCCAACGAAGGTGTCCGAACCTGGAACGTAGTCTCTGATGGTAGTGACACCGCCGCTGCCGTCGTCGCCCCCACAGATAAGCACGCTGTTGTCTACCAGTAGAATTGCTTGATGATTAAATACCGTATCAGGGAGCGTGCTCGCCTTGGCAGTCCATGTGTTTGCCACCGGGTCGTAAATTTCGATAGAGTCGAGGGGGTTGCCGTTAATGCCCTTGCCGCCAGTCACCAAGACCTTGCCATCAGAAAGTAGCGTACAAGTGTGGTACGCACGAGGCACGGTCATAGAAGCAACAGGGAACGATGCTTGAATGTTGGGGTCGTAAATTTCACAAGTGTCAGTGGGGGAGAATCCGGAGGACAAGGAACCGCCGGTAGTCAGGACTCGACAAATGTCCGAACCAGAAGCTTGAAGCGCGACGGTGCGATGACCGATACGCGCTCCTACGCTCTGACGGCGTTCAACGAGAATGATGGAAGGGCCTGATTCTAGAACCCTGAACGCGCCCTGCATGGATACGTCTACGGACGGGTCCCAGATAATGACCCAGTCGCCTGCCAACACGTTGGCGAATGGGGTGCCGGCCGAGCTGATAAGGGCGTGGGCACCGCTGTTGTGGAGAGCACCGACAGAAATGGTGATGGTGGTTGCAGTCGTGACGCCCGTCTTGACGATTTGAGCGTCACCGTCTACCACAAACCAAAGCCTAGCCGTTCCAGCAATGGTAGTTGTGCCGATGGTATCCGATTGAATGAAAGCGCGAGTGTTGGTCGAACCGACCGTCAGGCGGTCACCCAAAACCAGGGGAGTCGCGAGATGGATTTGGGCTTCATTTCGGTCCAGTGTGTAGTCGTTCGGCGCACCATGCACTTCTCCGATGGAGAAGAAATGTGCTGTCACGAGGGTGCCGCCAGTGATGGAGGCGCGGGCTCGCGACGATGTGCCTAGGTTCGACGTAAGAATCAACTTGCCAGCATTTTCGACTGCCGTAATGCCAGGAACCTTGAAGTTGAACACGAGCGCCCAAGCCGCGAGGGTGTTGCGTGCGAGACTGTTGAAGCCCGTACCTGCGTCGATGAAGTCCTGGTCAGTGAATGTGTAGGTGGCGGCTGCGGTACCATCCACTGCGACAATCAAGGTCTGATTGCCCGTGACCGCATTCCATTCGGAGAAGCTGAGGCTAGAATATGCAGCGACCTGGCCGTCCTTGGTCAAGAGGCGGTCGTTCTTGTACAACTGCATCGTGAAATTCTGACCGATGGGGAAGCCAAGGGCTACGTTTGCGTCCAGGCCGTCAGTGACTGCTACCACTCCGATGTCTTCGTTGGTCTCAGACTTCGAGAAGATGACCACATTGGCGCCGCCGTTGGCGGTGCGGGCCAGAAACCCAAGGGCTGGGTTTTTGTTGATTGAAGCAACAATTTCGAAAGCCGAGGCGTTGACGATGGAATGAAACTCCGCCGGGTCGAACAGGTGAACGTAGTCCACGCCGCCTGTCCTCACAGCAAGTTGAGCGCCAACCCCAAGGGTGAAAGGGGCAACGTTTGAGGTGATTGCAAAAGCGCGAGCGATGGGACGCTGGTCGGTCTCGAAGTAGGGCTCGCCACCCAGAGCCGAAGCCGTCAGGGTTTCAATTGCAACCCCTTGGGTGCGCTCTTCATAGCCGGTACCGTCATCGATGTAGAGAATGCTGGGAATGCCGAATCGCTTGACCAAGGTAGACGAGCTGATGCGTTTGTTTTCGTCCGTGGCAACAATACCAATGGTTGCGGTCGTGATGGCCAGGGCGGTGCCCAGGGCTCGCGAACGACGCACATTACGGATGCGCTCGCGAAAGTCGTCATCCGTTTCGGTATCCGTTCCGTTGGAGAACGGAGTTGGATTGGTGACTGTGGCGCCGTTGAACGGAGCGGTCTGGAACTCGGTGATGGCGCCCACGGGCACGTTGCCGATGATACCCTCCTTGACTGCCACGACCTGGACATTGAAAATTTCGGTCTCGCCATCGGGGATGGTTCGCGCGTAGCGGGTGCGGAACACGATGGCCGAGGAGACATTCGCCTGCGGAGTGTTGACCTGAGTCTTTTCTGCGATGACTCGGTTACCGCCCTGAGCCAGGATAGCCGTTTCTGACGTATTGTGGAACCTCACCGTTCCCGAGGAGAGGTTCAGGGTCCAATGGGTGCCCGCATTGACCTTGCTGCTGTAGGCAAGGGGACCTTCGTAGTTGGGGGTTCCGCGGCCGATGTAGACCTGCCCCGATGCCGGCCAGGTCGAAGCGTCAACCACGTTGATGGCTACCGAGCCGACGATGGGTGCGGGGGTGGTGGCCGACAGCTTGCTGAAAATCTTGGTGAAGCTGCTGTCCGAAATTGTGACCGTGCCGGTAGCGGCCGAGGCCTCAATCTTGGAGATATTCTCGTCGTTACCGATGCGCTCCAGGGCCAGGCCTTCGGCCAGGTCGAGGGAGATACTGTTCAGCAGCTCGAAAATATCCTGCGAGCTTCGGAGGTCGCTCTGTGCGGTCGCTTCGAGAATGCTCAGGATGGGCGAACCCACCCGAATATTCGAAATCCCCTGGGCCGCCAGAAAGGCGTCAACTAGGTCGCCAAGGATTTGCTGGAAGCTGCGGGGCGCAGGAGTATCGCTCACCTACCCAAGATTGCTGGCCGACTTAGTGAGGGACTGATACACTGATTGGAATTACCTGACTGGTACCTGAGACGGAGACGGCCAAACCAAGGGCGGCGGTCGGACCAGTAATATTGAGGCTTGCTGCGGTGACCCCGTTGAACGTCGGGTCGCCAGCAAACATGGCGGTCGCAGCCTTCACAATATCGCTGGCGCTAAGGTCGGCAATGGACGTTCCAACGGCGAGCGGGAGACCGTACTCGGGGTGATGCAGCAGCGTGCCCTGGCGGACCGTTAGTGCGAGGCGAACTTTTTGCACGATGTTCTGCAGGCCCACGGCCCATTTCGTGTCACCGTCGGGGGTGATGATGAGGTCGTTCGTTTGGGTGAGCAGGAGGTCGATGCCGCCGACCGCGATGAGAGTGTCGTAATAGTTGACGCCCGGGACCGAGGACGACTTGAAGTCGTGGGTGTCCTTGGGTTCCGTGTCGCTCGGGATATAAATTACCTGCTGCGAATTCACGGTATTCGGCAAAAATGCCTCCAGCAGCGCGTGCGCCGCCGTCGTGAATCGGTCAAGGTCAAGGTCCCCGTCCACCGTGATGAGATGCTGGTCGATTGCTAGGTGGTCGATTTTGGTGATTCTACGCTGCTCGCGAGTGACGATGTCCGAGCTGAGGAATACAGGCTGTCCCACGAACAGGTGGAGCGCGTCCGACACGAGGATTTCGTTGTCACCACCATTGGTCAAAAGCGCGAGGGCGAAGCCCTGCTCATCGACGTAAGGCGACTGCAGGCCGTTCAACGCAGCAATCTCATGCCAGCGGTCCGGAGTTCCGAGGTACTTGGCCGACATCATTTCCAGGGTGTTGCCGTACTGGAAGGGAACGGCGAACTTCGAGCGAGGCATCCTGAAAGCGATGCCGCTGCGGCTTGCCATGCCGGCGATGGCCGCGATAGCGTCGAGCTTGGTATTCGGCTCATTGTCGGTGGTCACCACGAGACGATTCATCTCGATGATGACGTTATTGAGCGCATACATGACCGAGAAATCATCATCAGTCGGAGGGTCCACAGGGACCGAGGTCGGAGGGGTGATATTGTAGGTGCGGTTGAACGTAGCCGAACCAACTCCGAGGGCGTTGGCGTAGTTAGTTGCTGTCGCAGCGATGGAATCGCGGCGTTGGCGGAAGTCGTTTCGGTTCAGCTTGCGAACCCGGTCACGCTCCTGAGCGATTTTCCCAGTCACCTGAGGAGAAAGCTTGAGGTCGCCAACCTTGATGTTCGAGAAGAAGTCCTGCGCATCAGAGGGATTGTTGAAAGGATTATTGGCGGGATGTGCATCGCGACTATTGGGGTCAAAAGAGGGGACCAGCCCGTTCCCTGGGTCATCGCTGATTTCTGCAGAAAGCGAGGTGATGTCGTTGTCGGTATCGCGCACGCTCTGGGTGACTTGATGCAGCCGGTTTCGCATGTTGGTCGGGAAATCGGCTGCATCACTCTTGGTGGACTTCAGGTCGAGAATAGCGTCTTTGCAGTCCTGGATGATGCTATCGGCGAGGTCAGCGACACTGAGGGGGATGGCCAGAGCGTCCTTAGCGAACAAGGTCAGCTCGCGCAGGGGGTCAAATAGGGTGTGCTGAACGTCGCCTCCGATGGCCTGGATGGTCTTCTTGGCGTTCTGGAGCACCGCCCTGGCCTTCTCTGCCTTGTCCAGGAGCTTCGCCAGTTTGCCCGGGTCCCTCTGGACAGGGGTGTAAGTCAGCGCGATGTCGGCGCGCCCTTGAGAGAGCCTGACGCGTTTAAGGGCTTTGAAGGAAAGGTTGTACCGATATTCCATCGACTCAGGCACAGACTGGCGGACGTCGAACATCATCGGCGTGACGAGATAGACAGACTCCGACTTCCAGGCGCAGAAAACGAGACGGGCTTGACGCCCCTCGCGGGTCTTCTTCAATTCTGCGTAGGCTTCGAAAAACGCCTGCAGCAAACGAAACTGGAAATAGCCGGTCATCTTCTCCAGGTCGCCGCTGGGGGCGAAGTCGCCCTCGTCGACGGTATGGACGTCGAAGGTGCGGCCATTCCTGAGTTCGCCGAAGGCGTTGGCCGTGTTGTTGGCGGCATTGATGGTGCCACCGAGAATTGACTCAGCGAAAGAAATGGGAGGCAGGGGCGGGGCCAGGTCGCGACCAAAGAGAACGCCAGTCGTGCCTGCGAGATTAATCATACGAATGGGGGCACCATTCCACTCTTCGATGAAGCCGCCCTGGGTAATGGACGTAGACACCGCGAAAGGCATGTTGGTGCTCATCGACTCGGGAGGGATGGGCAGGGTAAACTGCCAGGTGCCCGTCTGGGTTGTCCCTGAGGAAGGACGCAAAAGGGTGTAGGTGCCGTCGCCCTTGGGCTCGACGACCATCAGCTGGAACGGAAATGCCTTGGCCCAGTTGTGCCCGGAAATGGGCCCCTGCTGGGGGAATAGCTTATCCGTCAGTTGCGCCGGAGGAAGGTCATTTTCATTGACCAGCTGCAGAAGCGACTTGGGGATGAGGGGCGCGGGCGCGGAAGCCATCTACACCAAGATTGCCGTCACAATAAAGAAAACCCCGCCAACCTGAGGTTGGCGGGGCAGGCACTATTACCCCGAAGGGTTTAGGGCTTAGGCGGGAGAGATGACTGCTGCGGATGCGAACACGGTGCCATTGACCGCTACGTTGACGAAGCGAGTTTCTGCACCAGCCGCGTCCGTGAGGACGGCAACCACGACACCCGAGGTGTCGCTGATGAGGTCGAAGTCCAGGTTCGCCAGCTTGGTGAGCGCAAGAACGCCCGTGGTGAACGTGGTCGTCAGGCCCGTGGTGCTGGTACCAATGGGGGTTCCCTTGGCGGTCGCGCTGACCCAAACACTGACGCGCGTGGGGAGAGCGATGTTGGTGCCGCGAGCATCCTTCAGCTGGATGGTAACCGTCGGTGCGCCGGCCGAACCACCGAGCGTGAGCGTGGCAGTTGCAGGAACGAGTGCGCCGAGGGCTGCAGCCAACTGGGCTGCCGTCACGGTGAGCGACGGGAGCGTGACCGCGCCCGTGAAGGTCGAAGCGCCACCAACAGCGAGGGTGCTGTCGAGGGTGACTGCGCCATCAACGCCGAGGGTCCCGCCGAAGTCGGCGTTTCCCGTGGCAACGACGTCGCCGACAATCGACTGACTGCCGACAAGGGCAGTACCATTCAGGGTGACGGCGGTATTGATGGTGATGTTGCCCGTGGCATCATCAACGACGAAGATGTCCTTTGCCCGGCCACCGAAGGCGCGGTCCAAATAGGCAATGGAAAATCCTGCACCAGAACTTACGATTTCACGACTCATGTTGAACTGCTCCTCTAAAGGGGTTATCAGGTTACCCCAAGGACTGGGGCGACTTTTGACCTCTAGAAGATTGAGTCTGAGTCCGCGACAACTAAATGCTAATTCGGCCGCGCTGAATATCGTTGAACCGGCCGGGGACCAGGTGCACGTAATGCTTTTCGGTCAGGGCGACCTGGGTGTGGCCAAGGACTTCCTTGACCTCGGTCAGAGACCCGCCCGCCATGACGTACTGGCTACCGAAGGTGTGCCGGGTGGCCTGCCCCCAAGTCATGTCCGGAATCTGCAGCTCGGCCAAGACCTTCTTAAGCGCACCGCGCAGGGTGGCGTCATCGATGCGCCGGCCCCCGCGGAGCGAGGCGCACAGAAATCCCTCGGGCGGGACCGATTTCAGGTGATTCTCCAAAATCGGGAAAAGGGCATCCAGGATGGGGACCACCCGGGCGGTCTTGCCCTTGGTGACCTTGATGTCCTGGTCGGACGACCCGTCGGTGCTCCGGCGAACCTGCCCGCGGATGGTGATGGTTCGGGCCGCCAGGTTCACGTCCTCGACCCGAATCGCCCGCAGCTCGTTGGTCCGTGGGCCGGCGAGCGCTCCGACCGCATAAGCGACGCCCAGAGAGGCGTTCATGGCGTTCAGGCCCCGGTAGATGCGCCCGATGTCGAACGCGTCCCTGACGAAGGGTGTGAGCTTGGAGTCGTATCCTGAGCGCAGGTCCCGCTGGTGGGTCTTGCGGGAGAGCATCTTGACCGGATTGAGCTTGGCGCTGCCGTCCTCGACCAGGTCCCCGTAGAGCGAGGACAGGAGCCGGATGCAGAGGCCGACGGAGCCCTTCGAGAGTCCTTTGACGCGGAGCGAGGAAATCACCGTCTTGAGGGTGGCCACGTCGATGTCGTTCGGCTGCAGCCTACCGACCAAGGGCGCGAGGTGGTTCCTCCAGCGCAGGCGCTCGTGGTAGTTGCTCGCCATGTCCACGCGGGAATCGAGCCAGCGGGAGGCTAGAGCTTGGAGGTCGGGTCTTCGGGACATGCGGTGATTATATCAGGCAAATCGTCATTTGGCCAGCCAGAAGTCATCTCCACGTAACAAGTTTCGCAGCAGTCCTTGCCCTGGGGAATCATGACCCCACAGTAGCAGTATTCGACTCGCTCGAAATCCTTCCGGGCCACTAGTGTCCGTAGTTGTAGCCGACGATGAACTTCCTTGGAGGGAAGAATCCGAGGGTGATGTACTCGTCGTGCGACCCGCAGCAGCCGCTCTCGCGCTGGTCGCGGAATCGCTTCATGTCCTTGCGCGAGCTGACCAGGGCCCACCGGAGATTGTCCACGCATGACTCGTTCTCGGTCAGGCTGTGCAGGTAGGAGAGAATGCTGTCCTGGTGGGCGGGATAGAAATTCTCTTTCCGCTTGGGCAGACGTTCCTGGTACCGGCGCCCCTTGAGAAATCGGATGAGGCCGTCCCCGCTCAGCCCCTTGGGCTGCAGCTGGTTGGTGATGGGAGGCTCGTGCTCGCTGTAGTCGCCACGCAGAATGTGGGAGGAGATGCGAGGCTCGTTCTTGTACCAGAAGGCGTTGCCCTCCAAGGCTTGCCGAAAGAGATTCTTCCAGTAGTCCTTGTGGTTCCACTTCCAGTTTATAGCATTGACCCAGGCTCTGAAACTGGGGAGCCCGCACTTCTCGCACTGCTCCCGGTTCTGGGGCAAGCGCTCCAGCGAGTTCCAGTACATGTTGGTCGGCTTGTAGTCCGAGTGGTCGAGAACCGAGCAGGTCATTTGGCGTGTGCCATGTCGTAAATCTTGGCGCCCTCTTTGAGGTGGTGGGGGCATGTCTTCCCTGGCCCGCAGAGGTAGGCGGCTATCGCTTCGATGGCCTTCTTCTCGCGGTCCCTTGCGACCTGGGGGTCTTCTTCCTCCTCTTTGTCGGAGACGAGGCATTCGATGCACATGAAATATTTATAGTGAATCTGGGTCGGCAGGGCAGATTCGCTATAGAATACACTATGAAGCGTGTGACCGTGTACCATTCCCACTATGGGTGCGAGACCGGCTGCTGCGGTCACACCGTCGAGATTCACGACGAGGCCGGCAAGCTCCTCGACCATGATTTCGCTTTCAGCCACCCCTACGGAGAAGCTCCGTTGGAGTTCGCCAAGCGTCTCGTCAAGGAAGAGCTGGGCGACAAGCACACGGCCGACCTCGACTGGGACAACGCCGACATCACCACCGAAGACAACTAGATGCGTGAAGCGCTCTGCTTTGATGATGTGCTGCTCGTCCCGCAGCACTCCCAGGTTCCGTCCCGCGACGACATCGAGCTGAAGACGCAGCTGAAACACGGTCTAGTGACCCTGACGTTTCAGCATCCTGTCATCCCGGCGAACATGAAGTCGGTGACAGGCGCCGAGATGGCCAGGGCGGCGGCGTCGATGGGCGGTCTCGCCATCCTTCACCGGTTCATGTCGCCGCTCGACCAGGTCGAAATCCTGGAAGAGCTACGCAATTTCTGGGGGGTAGCCGTCTCGGTGGGCGTCAACCTGCGCAAGGTCGCGCCCGACGTCAAGCAACTCTTCGACGTGGGCGCCCGCATCTTCTGTGTCGACGTCGCCCATGGAGACCACGAGCTGGCCATCATGACGGTCAAGTGGTTGCGCGACTTCAACAAGGACCTCTTCATCATCGCCGGCAACGTGGCCACGGGGTTCGGGGCACGGCGACTGTTCGAGGCGGGCGCAGACGCGGTCAAGGTCGGCGTCGGGCCCGGCAGCCTCTGCACGACCCGCATCGAAACCGGCAACGGGGTCCCCCAGCTCACCGCGCTGATGGACGTGAACGAAATCAGGAACGGGCTGTACCCGAACCGGCAAATCATCGCCGACGGTGGAATCAGAAGTGCCGGGGACTGCGTGAAAGCTCTCTGCTTCGCGGACTTCGTCATGTGTGGTAGCCTGTTCGCTGGCTGTCCGGAAGCCCCCGGCGAAATTTTTGAAATTGAAGGCAAGAAGTACAAGAAGTACGTCGGCAGTTCGACCCATAAAGCAAACCATATCGAGGGGGTCGAGGCGCTCGTCGAATGCAAAGAGCCGTTTGTGACCGTGCTCCGCAAGCTCCTCGGCGGCATCGCCAGCGGTCTCTCGTACCAGGGGGCGCACTCCCTCGAAGGGCTGCACGAGAGCCCTCCCGAGTTCGTGAAAATCACCAGCGCTGGATGGAGAGAGTCTCTTCCTCACATCAAGTCATGAAAATTTGCCCCATCTGCAAAGTTCCGAAGTTTCTGGAAAGAGCTATTCAATACCTTCAGGATGCCCAGACATGATTTCGATTTCCATCGCTCTCTGGCTGACGGGAGTGGCCACTGGCTACTTCGTCAAGGGCATGCGGAAGCCCAAGTGCACCAAGCCGAAGCCCAACTACTGCTCCCACGAATGGACCGAGAGGAAAAAGGATAGTCCTTGGGATGAGTGGAGCAACTACACCTGCCTCCGGATTCACAATGCCTGCCGGTCTGGATTCTGCGAGAAGCACTGCAAGAGCCAGGGGTGTGACTGCCTCAAGGCGCTCGACAAAGCCGAGCGAGAACTCCTCGACGAGTTCAGGAAGCTCTCATGATTCGCGTCGGTCCTCCGCTCAGTGTCTACCAGGCCACAGACCGCTGGGGCTGCGAGGTCGACACCTGGTACACCACCGACTACGGCTGGATGGATGAAGACCGCTGGGCGAAGGTCCAGGACTACCAGACGATGCCCAAGACCGATGGCATCCGCTACGAGACGATGGAGGCGGCCATGAAGGGCCCGCTCGGTCTCGAAATCAAGCGCAAGCTCGACCTCGCCGGCTGCCGGACCATCTGGGAGATGAACCTCATCGCCCACGACGAGAAGCACGCGCCCCACAAATTCCAAGGCGGCGAGTACTATCCGCGCGTTGGCACCGTCCTCCGCATGGTGTACGACATTCACAACCCCGAAGGGCCGCCAGCGACGCCACCCGAGTGGGAGTACGTTCGCCACTTCGCCCCCTTCGGTGAGGTGCGGCTCGTCGAGTGGACGCTGGAAGACGTGTACGTACGCCTCCCGCAGGCTCAAGCAGCCGCGTGGGCGAACACGAACGCCGGGAAGGACCTTGGGCTCTGGCCATGAAAATGAGTCTGTTCTGGGAGAACGGAATTCTCCGCGACATCATCAAAGGCCTGCAGGCCGAAATCAAGGTCCAGAGGCGCGAGCTGGAGTCCACCAAAGAAGAGTGGGACACAACAGACGGCGCCCATATCTGCTGGTGGCGTGGCCACGACAACGGGGCCAAGGGCATGAAGGCGAAGCTGGAGAAAGAGCACGCAAGAGAGCTAAGCGACCTCAGGGCCGACTACGAAGCCCGTTTAGCAATTAGGGAGTAGCGGGAAATTCAGGACTGCAAACTCTCCGAAGCTGTCTAGTGCGGCTTGGTCGTATGCCCTGGCTGCTTCCACTGGGTCGACGTAGTACCCTATGTAGGTAACCCTGCCATCAATGCGAATTTGGGCCTTCCACTTAGAGGCACGTTTGTGCCAAGAGACGCCAATGAATCCACTGGTATTGCTTGACTGAAGTCCGCGATTGGCTTTATTTTGGGACGAAGTAGCTGCTCGGAGGTTTTCCCTTCGACAGTTGAGCCCATTTCTGTCTCTGTGGTCTACTTCTCCGTCGATGCCCATCCGAGCGCCGATGGCGCGGTGAAGCTTCTGGGTAGTTCGCCTTCCATCTAACCCGTAAGCGTTGCGAACGCCGTAATGGGTTTTCGGCGCTTTTAGAACACGCCAACTAGAAGCAATCAGGTCACCATCGACCTCATCGACGATGGCTATATGGCCTTGAGTCAGAGGAATCTCTATCGTCGTAGGCTTCCTGCAGATGCAGGTGACAGGCGTGCAGCAGCAGGCGACCCGCTTGTTCGGCAGGACCGCCAGGCGCAGGCTCTTAGACCGGCGGGGTGACGGTGACGAACCCATCGCCTTCATCCTTCACGTTCCAGCCGGCCGCGCGAGCAAGCTCGACCGAAGGGTTGGTGGCCTTCGTGAAGCAGCTGGTGACCTTCGGGTCCTTGTACCAGCCAACGTAGTGGTAGCAGCCCGGCCAGAAGCACTCGATGGAGAAGGCGCTGACGTAGGCGTCAGGGTCGTGGCAATTCGGACAGACCACTAGACCAGCTTGCAGGTCTGCAGCCGGGCGCCCTTGCGTGCCCTCGCGGGGAACCCGTCGAGAAGCATGCTGGCCATCAGCACGTGAGCGATGGCCCAGCGGTTGTCTTCGTCAATGACATCGGCGTCGAAATAGGCGGTGTCGCTGATGAACTCGTCCATCCCACCATCTGCCAGTCCGGGGCATAAGGCGGCTTCTCCAGAGAAGGGCAGGGTGTGGGCGGCGGTGATGCGTGCTCGTTTCAGTGCGTTCATGCTCTACTCCTGGTCGGGGTCGTTCTCGTAGCCGATGAAGGTGCAGTACTTGAAGCTGTCGAGCAGGAACCACTCGACCTCGTCCCTGTTGGCGTTGACGGCGTAGGACCAACCGTTCTGTTTCTGGTCGGGAGACCCCCGGTCGCTGTAGTGGGGGCGTCGATTCGTGAATCGCATCCCCTCGTAGTCCCAAATCTGACCGACTGCGGGCACGGGCTGCTCGTGTGCCAGCGTGGCGAAGTCGGTGGAGGAGAAGAAGCCGACTCCCGTGGAATCAAACCCGCGGTTCTCATCCAGGTACTTGCCCGTAATCCAGCGCATCCGGAGGCGCCGGTCGCTGACGTATGTGATGACGCAATCGCCGTAGTCCTTGCATGCCCAGACCTGGCCGACCTTCACTGCGGGATTCGAAGGTAGCGCTTCCTCCAGGGTCGCACTCTCGTCCTCGACTCCGTGGTTCAGCATCGCTGACGTCTGGTCCCAAGCGACGCCGCACTCTCGGACGAAATTCTCGCGGGTCACACCCCAGTTGGCCGCCATCGTTGCCGCCTCGGAGAGGGCGTTGGTGATGCGGAGAGCGATGAAGTTGTGTTCGCGCTTGGTCAGCTTGCTCATGGTGTATTTATAGCGAATCTGTTTTGGCGTTTGAGTGCGCGAAGTAGCGTATGAATTCTTCGTCGCTCATGTCGTGAGAGGGCCGATAAGGAGCGTTCTTAAGCAGCCTATCAGCCAGGCCGTCCTGACCATAGAGAATGCAGGCATTGCACAGGTTCCCCAAACTTTCGCCATTGCACCAAGCGCAGCGGGTCTTCGGGTAAGAGCCAGCTTCCAGTGTCCGAATCAGCTCGGGGACGGTTCGCTCCTGGGGTGCCTTGCTGCAGCAGCACTGCTGGGAGTTCAGAGCCACGCACTTCTTGCAATACAACGGGGGCACGGTGTAGCGCCGGCCCTCCTCGCGAGCGACCGCTTCGGCCTTCTCCGCAGCCAGGTTCGCCTCGAACTCAGCGTTGAGGTTCGAGAGGTCGTCACCCGCCCCCTCACTCGGGTCAAGGAATCGGTCGACCAAGTCGCGAATGCGATGAGGTGTCTTGTCTTCCACCGGCCACTTTGATGTCATCTTCGCGACCATCTTCCGTGTCTCGGGAGTTGCCTGAATACAGGGCGGTTCCTCTTCTTCGCGCTTGGGCGCTGGGATGCCGATGGCCTCGTCGACCTCATCCCAGATTTTCAGGTAGCAGGTCGTGCACGCCATCTCGCCGTTCGGCAGCGGATGACCTTCGACCTTCGCGTTGAAGTGGATGCCCGGCAGGAGCTGGGCGCCGCAGCCGGTGGCGCAGTCGAGAGACTTCGGGGGCTTCGGATTGAAGAGACGATACTCCCACCACCCCCACACCGCGCCCATCAGAATCAGTGCCAGATAGCCGAGCATCAGGCCCAGGGGTCAATCATGAGCAGGTAGTTGCCGTCGGGAATGTGGCCGAGGATGGCGCGAACGTCGTCATCGTACTGCCGGCTCTGTTCGTCCGTCGGGTACATGGACATCTTCTCGGTGAGCGTGCGGAGGGCGACGAAATCCGTCGCAGACACCACCAGGTCGTGCTCGTTGCCGGTCATTGCTTGTTCCTTTCACGAAGTGCTTCTTGTTTTCTGCCGTGTCGCTCGCCGGCCAGGAAGGCTTCTCTCAAGGCCTCGGTCAGCTCCTTCAGGTCGTGCTCGGAGCTGGTGTCCATGCGAGAGAACCAAATCTCACGTGCGTGCTTGGCGGCATAGCGCGCGAACGCCGGTACGCGGGGCATTACTCGTTCCGTTCGCGGACCGTGGTGATGCCGTTGCGGGTTGTCTCCTCGACGCGGGTCTGGGCGACCAGAACCAGCTCGACGACGTCGCCCTCCCTGAAGTCTGCATCGGAGATGGCGTCGCGGACCGAGCCCTCTTCGTCACCGAGGACACGGATGGACAACTTGCCCCCGCGGGCGCGAGAAGGGCGAATCACGAACAGCGCTTTCTTGCTCATGAATTATTTATAGTGAATCTGGAGGAAACGGAGGGAGTTGAACTCTCGGCCCTTTGGGGGCGTCCGCTTAGCGGGCGGATACGCAAAACCGACATGCGTGTCGTTTCCAGGAGAGGAGGGTGGAGGAATCGAACCCCTAGCGCTACTAACGACTACCCCGGGTTTCGAAGCCGGTTGCCGACCATCTGGCAGCACCCTCCCTGGAGTCTATCGACTCGACGGGGAGAAGCAACTAGATGACGACAGGTGGTGCATCGTAGAACCAAGATTAGGTCTGAATTTGTTTTCTTTTAAAAGTTCGCTCTGCGTGGCAGTTGGCACAAACCACCTCGCATTTCGCAATTTCCTCATTCAGGCGAGCGATGTCTTTCAGACGTGCAGTCGCCGACCCAATCGCTATCGTTTTGACGCCCCTAACATGGTCGAATTGCATGACGTACGTCGGATATTTGATGTTACAATCCAGGCACGGACAGTCCTTTGCTTTGTCGATGATGGCCCGCATCTCCAGGCGCCGTTTGGTGTTGTACACCCTGACGTATTCAAGTTGTTTTGTTCGGTCCCGAAAAGGCATTTAGGTGCCGGGAAAGATGCGCTGCCGAGCTGCGGTCAGAACGCGGTCGAACTCCCCGCGCCCCTCGCCGACCTCGTTGGCGTGGATGCGGGCGGTGCCGATGGCGTCGCGCTCGGCGGTGGTGAAAAGGCGGCGAATCTGGGCGTAGGCCTGGTTGGCCTTCACCTGGACCGACTCGATGCGGACTGGCCCTTTGGCAGCGAAGATGGCAAAGGCCTCCAAGTCGGTCATTCTATTTCCTCGTCGGTCATAGCGCGGATACGTCTGTACGCGGCTGCGAGGTCGGGGGCCGATGCAACTGCCAGACGGCACCGCTCGCGCTCGTGGCGTAGGGCTTCGAGGATGATAGCCTCAGCTTCGTCCCAGTGGTCCGAGTCATCGGGCAGCACGAGTTGGGCCAACTTGCGCGCGTACGTCACAGGCACTTGACTCCCTGCCGCGGGCAGCCGGGGGCGTGGCTCTTCTCGGCCTTGCAGGTGCAGACGCCCAGGGGTTCCTGGGGGAGTGGCAGCGGGCCCTTCAGGCTAGTGTAGGCCAGGTCCCAGTCCTCTTCCGTCATGGGCTTGCCGTCGTTCCTGGCCGCCGAAACGCATCCCTGGCGGAGCTTGCCCGGAGGAATCTTGAGCCCCGAGAGGGCCTTCACCAGCTCGGCAACCTGCTGGGTCGATGTCAGAGTTTTTTCCACGTATTATTTATAGCGAATCCAGGTCGCCCAGTCAAGGGGTAATCTTAGGTGCATGGCCGACAGCTTCACCTGCGTGGATACCAAGCTTCAACAGCGTGTGGGTTCCTTCCCCACCGTGGGCGAGGCGATTGCGGCTGGCCAGACGGCCCTTTTGCTGGTGGACGACACCGCCTGGGGCGTGGTCCTGATTCGCCCCGGCCGAGCGCTCGGAAGCGAGAACTTCGATTCGCTCATCGACACCAACGGCGTCACGGACATCCCCGATTTCTTCCCCGCCAACCCCGGTCAGGTCATCCCGTCGAGCTTCCGCTCATCGTTCAAACCTCTGCCATTCCGACTCATCAAGCTCGGCGAGCTTCGATTCGTCTCGGCCGGCGTCGTGACGTTCTTTCCGCTTACGGTCGCCGACGGCATTCGTCGAGCCGACGACCTCTAACAACATAGTCAGCGGCTTGCCGCATCCGCTCTGGGTCTTCTTTGAAGTTGCCTATAGCGATATTACAAGGCATGCAAAGTAGTCCGCGGATACAGTTACCGCAAGACTTTTCCCCCGGACAACACAGGCGGTCGTGGTCGACGAACAAAAATTTCTTGCATCCCCCGGGAGTTGTGCGTTCACATAGCGCACAATGCCCTCCTTGGTCTTCAAGTATTTCGTTGTATTCGACCAGCGAAATTCGGAAGGTTCTCAATAAGTGACGTTCGCGAATGGCGGAACCGTTTCTTTCTCGATATTCCTTGGCCATCTCTAGCACCCGAGCTGGATATCGCTTCTTCCACGCGGCCTGACCAGCTTTGACGCGGTCAGGATTCTTTTGTTTCCAATCCCGCAGTCTTTTAGTTTTCCGTTCTAGGTCTTCCATTGCCTAACGGTCGAAGAGGTAGTTGCCGGCGCGGTCCAGCGCCAAGAAGATGGCCAGCCCCGCCGCGTAGGCGATGAAAGCCATCAGCCAGAACGGTAGGCAGAGGACGAAGAATGCCCAGCGCAGAACGGCGCTCATCGAGAAAGAAAGTAGGGGTGGTACGGATGAAGCGACTTGCCAGCTTCGAAGAAGACGGACCCGTCCTTCCTGTCGGGGTCGTTTCTTTCGTAGCCGTCCTCGAAATCGAGCAGCTCTTGCTTGGTCGCAATGCTTGCCTTCTGAACGAAGCTGCGAAGGAAGGCGCTCTTGCTGAGAATACTGGGGACCGCCTGGAGGGCTCGTTTGTCAACGCCCGCGGTGACGGCTGCAGCTCCTAGAGCGCAGCCACAGGGGCTGACCCCATCCTCGTCGAAGTTGAGGTAGCCGTACTCGGGGACGAACTCGCCCCTCTCGATGAGGCCCTGGATTTCCTGGACCAGTTTCTCGGCACGGGCACGGGCGTTTCTCTTGGTGAGCTTCATTCGATTTCCTCCGGAGGGTAGACGTAGGGGTTGATGTACTCGCGGTCTTCGGTGAAGACGGGGGTCGTCCCGTCAACTGCCCAGCCGCTCATTTTTCTGTTGGCGCAAGCGCCGTGGCGATTGTAGGAGGGAAGGTCTTCCCACTTGATGTTCTTCTCCTGCAGGAGCATCAGCTTGATGTCGGTGCAGCTCTGGCCCTGCAGCTGCTTCTGGCTGAAGTGAGCTTGGCCGAGGGCCTGGACTGAGTTGCGAATGGCGTCCTTCTGGCGCCAGACGAAGTAGTTGACCACGTCCTCTTTGGGGACGTTGAACACTCGCGAGTCGAAGAGGGCGTTGGCATTGAGACGGAAGATGTCCTCGTATGCTCGGTTGAAGGCCAGTGTCGCAATCGAGGCCGACACGGACACCATCTTCTGGATGTTGTTGTCGAACCAAGGCTGCGTATCCAGTGTCTCGTAGTCGGTCAGCAGGAGAGAAATCTCATCCGACTGGGCGTAGCCAATCTTGGTGCCCTGGACCTGAGCACAAAGTTCGCGAGCAGCGTCCCACATACAGTAGGTGAAGTCCAGGTCGAACGGCTTGTTCAGGTTCCGGGTCAGCGTGTGGAACGCCTTCCCGTCGAGACGAATGATGACCGGCATCCGGCGGACGAGGTGGGTGCGGGTCACCCCCTCATACGTCTTCATCCGGTCGCCGAGGGAGTCGTTCATCCGAGGTCGTCAGCAATCTCGGCGCCGGAACACCAGCCCATCAGTACTTCGACCCCGCGAGCGTCAGCTTGGCGTAACACTTGGTGCACTCGTACTCGACATTGGTACTGACCCGACCAGGTGAGTACCCGCGGTGGAACGAACGGTCCTCCTGCCAGCTGAAAACGGGCGGGTCATGCTCGATGTCGCGCCTGAGAGTGACGACGTTCCAGACGTGGGTGTGGTCGAGGTCGCAGAATTTGAGCGCGGCGGCGCCAGTCTCGTTCGCCCATTTCTGGTCCCTATCCCAGGCGGCCAGCTCTTTCTCGACCTCGTGGATTTTGTCCTGGGTTGCGAAGAGCTTCTGCTTCAGGGATTCCAGCTTCTCTTTGATGTCGTCCTTCTTCGTCCTCATGACCGATTTATAGTGAATCCGGTTTGTTGTCGTAGAGGAAGGCGACACTCTTGCTGGCCAACGAAGCCTCCATCAAGCTCGGCTTCATCCAAGGGTTCTTGCCGATATTGTGGTACCACTCGCCCAACAGGCCGTGGGCCTCAGTGTAGATGCGCAACATCCGGTCCCGGAAACCCTCTTCCTTGACCATGTCGTCGCGGACCATCTCCCAGACCTCGGCCTGCAGGCGGTCGCGGTCAGCCCGCAGCGCCTCGTACGATGCCTTGTCGACGATGATGACCTCGGGGAGAATCATGGCTTCACGTCGGACGCGAACTTGAGACGGTTCACTCGATTTCTCCCCACGCGCGCCGGAGCTTGTCGTCAACCTGCGGCTGAGCCCAGCGCTTGCGCTCGGCGGCCCGTTCGAGGTAGTCGGCCATGGCCTCGTCGCGCTGCGCTTCGATTTCTGCGTGCGCTTTTTTGAGGAGTCTGCAGTCAATGACAACCCCTCGAATCATGGCGACTCCAAAGGCAGCCCAAACGAGCAGCAGGAAAACGATGAAGAGAGTTTCCATTATCGGTTTGCCCAGTACGTTTGCCACATGCCCATGGCGATGTAGTGTTTGCAGGTGTCGCAGTCGGAGTGCTGCCCGCAATTCCTCATCATCTGGCGCACGTTCCCGATGAGGATGTCGACCGTTGCTTCTTCGGTCGGCAAATCTCTCACCTTCAGGTGTTTCAGCGGTTTGATGAGCTTGCGGAACACGATTTTGGAATCGGTGAAGGTCACCACACTCAGGTGGACGGAGAGGTCCTCGACAACGAGCAGGTGCCGTTTCTGGTCACCCTTGCAGTAGTCGCAGAAGTGCTTGCGCATCAGCTCGCGTGCTTCCAGTCGATGATGGCGATGGTGCCGTCGGGCCTGACCACGATTTTGATTTCGCAGCCGCAGTCAGGGCACTTGACTGTCTGAGGCGGGTTCACTTGCACTCGACCGTATGCGGAGCGTTCGGCGGCTGGATGACGTGGGTTTCCAGGTCGCCAGAAAACGGCATCGAGTACTTGCAGTAGCAGGTCGGGTGAAGGTCCTGCCAACTGGTGCTGGCTGCGTGAAACTCGGCCTTGACTTTTTCGCAGCGCTCCACGCACCTGGCGATTTCGGGCCCAGAGGCCTCGGAAGCGCAGCCACTCATCGAGACGGCGGCGCAGCCCAGGAGGCCGACGACCCAAATCCAGAATCGGGCCTCCCGTGAGGCGTTCACTTGCGCTTGGCCTTTACGACCTTCTTGGTCGCCTTCTTCGGGGCCACCTTCTTCACGACCTTCTTGGCCGGCTTGAGCCGCACCGGGCCGTGGTCCTTGCAGTACGCGTCGCCGTCGTTCTCGCAGCCCTTGAAGGCTTCCTTGCCGCAATGGCCTTCGTTCTTGTTGAACGGGTCGGTGCAAACCCAACCGCCCATGAAGTTCTCTTTGCTGCAAACCCTGAATGCGTGCTTGTGTGGCGTGCTCATCGGAATCTCCTATTCGTTGTCAATGTTCAGAAATTTGTACTCGGTCGCGCCCGTCGGGTCACAGTCCTCACACCACTTGAAATCTTCCCACGCCCAGTCCTTCATCTGTTTGCAATGCGGGCACTCTCTCGAATACTCGTCCATCGGAGTATTTATAGCGAATCTACCTGAGGCTCTTCGCGAGCGCCTTCGCCATCGCAATCCCCTCGACGGTCGGCGGGAAGCGGGCGATGGGGGATTTCTTGCCCTTGGTGAAATGCGGGTCGAGAGTCTTGGGGACCGCGGTGTATTGCCCACGGTACACCATGATTTTCATGCCCTCGAAGTTGGTGCAATCATGGTACTTAACCTTCAGCACGTAGGCGTTCTTGTAACGCACGACCCACATCAACGTCCAATGCTCAGGGTCCGGGTTGGGAGCCGGGGCGATGGCCGAATAATTCGTGCTGCAATTCGCGAACGGACTACACCCCATTGTGCCACTTCTTCGGACGTTGACACCAGAGACAGTCGCCATCGGGCTTGTTCGGCTTGACGAAAAGGTCGCAGGCCTGGCCGGGCTTGTAGGGGTGCCGAGCCGCTTCCTCGGGGGTCACACCCTCGGGGACGTAGCGGTCGCGCGTACAGAATTGAATGTCCCAGGGGCCACCGGGACCCCGGTGAATGTTCTGGCTGATGGGAACGCCGCGTGCGCAGCCGTCGCAGTTGCTTGGGGGAGGAACGTCGCCGGTCTCGGAGAGCGCCTGCGCTACGAGGCGAATACCACCCGGCGTATTTCTCTCAATCCAGGTCAGCGCTTCCGAGAAGTGTTCCTTCGAGTAGTAGTCAGGCTTGCTCACAGAGGTTCCCAGTGGTACCCATTCCACCGAGCCTTGCAGTCCTGGCAGGTGTCGGGGAGGTCGTCGGGGATGTTGAGGTTGGGCGCGTGGCGATGGTCGCTGTTGGCGGGACACGGGGTGCACTTGCACGAATCGCCGGGCAGGTGGCCCTCGATGCGCTGGTCCTCCAGGACGACCTCCACGACCGAGCCCTTGATGACCGCCGGGCTGCCCGTGGCCTCGACCAGTATCAGGCCCACGAGCTTCCCGTCTCTGGTCAGCCCCAGGAATCCATTGTCTGCCGTTTTGATGATTTGATTGAAGCGCAGGTCGAGTTTCATTAGTTCGGGTCCTGCGGGAAGTCCCGGTAGAAGGTCGGCGACTCGGAGTAGTAGCCGTTGCTCGACCCGTACCAGCGGATGGTGACGGTGCCCTTGGCCGTCCCGATGATGTAGAACGTCCAGGTGTACGACTCGGGCGACCAGCTGCCACCCTCGGCCCGCTTCGCTTCCGCGGCATCGTCGAAATTGTCGAGCGAGGAGGGGTCCTCCGCACGGACGATGGGCGTGCCCACCAGGTCCCCCAGGTCCCCGCAGATGTCCTCGATGTTGCATCTCGCGCAGCAGTCATCGAAATACTGCATGGTGTACTTGGTGCCGTCGTCGCAGACGAAGGTCAACGTCTCGTCGCCCTTGCCACCCTTGACGTCGGTCAGGGTCTTCCCGACCAGGTCTGAAAACTTCGAATTGTCGCTGTAGCTTCTCATCTCATCCTCCGAGGGATTTATAGCGAATCTGTTCAATCAAGAGTTCCTTGAAAACCATGGGATGGCAGAAGAAGGTTCCACCGACCTGCCACACGGCGACCTCCCCGCGGACGTCCTCCCCGATATATCGCAGAACCGGATTATACCACTTCTGGACGCTCGGGTGTCGAATTTTGAATGGTGCCACGAACGGATTCGGGACCAGCTGGACTTCGGTCATGTGAGGGCGCAGTAGCAGGTTGGGTCCTGACAGTAGGCTGGAACCTCATCACTCCCAGTCGGACGGAAATGGGGGCTCAGCGGCCTATACGGACCCACGCCCCAGTTGGGCAGCGGGTCGGGGCCTGGCAGGGTGCATGTTTGCCAGGGCTGCCGTGTCTCGTCGGGCTCGGGAGTCACCAGGGTGTCGGTCGCGGTCGCCTCGGCGAACGTCCGCAAATAATCGTGCCACCCGTTACAGCCGCCGTTGCAGTCACGGCACTCGGGCTCGGGAATGTAGGCGGCCTGGTAGAACGGGCCCACATCAGGGACCGGCACACCTTTCGCAGGGGTCCCATTCGTGCTTGCCGCCGAACTCGCCGAAGACGAAGGTGTAGGTCCGCCCGAGCCCGAGGCAGGCTGGGCAATTCCTTTTGGGTCGCCACCGCCTTTGTCCGCCTTGAGGGCAGCCAGCT